TTATTTCGAACAATCAGCATCCATCTCCAATCGGAGATCCAACACCATCAGCATACCCTCCACTACGCCCTCAGCTTTCTGAAGCATCCTGCCAACCCAACAATCAGATCGCCCATGCTTACGTGCAAGCGCCATAAAAGTCATGCCGCCGACATAATAGTCCACCAATAAATCATGCAAATCGCTGTTGTTCTTTTTCAGACGGGCCATGCACCCGCAAATGATCATCGCGTCATCGTCACAACATTGTGGGCGAGATTTTACTTTTGAAGTAATTAATCCCTTAAAACCGGCGGCAATGGACGACCAGGTCACATCTTCATGATTATTAGCCGCCCACGCTCCCCAACGCTCAAGAACCATCTGAATATCACGCATCAACTTACTCCACAAAAATCAGACCAGAACGCCAATTACAAGCAAAAATCAACGAAACAGTATTAGTTGATTGTTATCTCTGACTTCATACTCCTGCTCCTGTCAGGGTTTTGGCGTAATTCTTCAGTATTCGGTAATCGGTCAAAACAGAACCGGGGAAACGATATAAGCGCAGACGCCCCCAGCGGTGGCGAAGACGTTCTGCCATATAAAACTCAAACATCATTCATTCCCCATTTCGGTGATGGTCAGTTCCAGCCTCCCACCTTTGGTAACAGGCATCTTCACAACGCGGTAATCAACGACCTGAGCATCATCCAGCCAGAAACCTGCTTTAGTGAGTGCGTCAAAAGCGGCTTTTTGCAGATTATCCAGGTCACGGCGACGGCGATCCGGCATGTGGCACTCAATGCGGATTTTCACAGGCATAGCCAGGCCGATATCCAGCATTGCGTTTTTAATGATTCGGGCGACGTTATCGCGGTATGCCTGCCCCTCTGCGCTGACGTGCGTGCGCCCGCGATTATGGCGGTAATAGCGATTATTGCTCGGAGGCCAGGGTAATGTGATGCTGTAGGTATTCACGCCTTAATAACCCCCTCTTTCAGCCAGATAACCTGTGTTCTCGCCATACCTTCCAGCGCGCATTCTTTTGCATATGCAGCATCGACAAAATGTGTGCGGCGGTCGATTTCGTCGTGGCAGGCAGAACATGCAATGGTGGCAATCAGGTCTGGCGGTTTGGTACCGGTGCCGCACAATCCAGTCAGCCGGATATGTGCCAGTACAGACGTTTCAGGGTTGCCATTACATACGCCAGGGATTCTTACCTGGCATTCCCGACTACGCGCTGCTTTTCTCAAATCAGCCATGATTCCTCCTTGCTGCCAGTCGCAACCATTTTTTATCAACCAGGCTGGCGGTATATCCGAGCAGTGTTGGTATTTCGGAAGGCTTCAGCTCCGGTTTACGCTTACGACGATCTGGTACTCTGTAGATGTGTCCGTTCATGACACGAATAAGCGGTGTAGCCATTACGCCTCCTGCTTGTCGCGGAGCAGCTGGAACTCGCAGCTCTGCGGAATAGTCAGGTGGCAGCCAATATTCACCGCCCAGGCTTCAACCTTACACAGGAAGACATACATCTCTCCGGTATCAAGATCGGAGGTATGGCGTAACGACTGGATAGTGGTGATATCACCGGTTACGACATCAACCAGGTCTTTGGTTTCATAACCGAGATATGTGTGTTTGAGAGCATCTTTTACCCAAGCTGGAGTAGCGAACGTTTTACCCCTGCTGATGAGGTATTCACTGATTTCGCTGTACCACATGTGGCTGAGTGCATTCTGGGAAAGACTGCGTTTCTCACGCCACGGTTTAAGCACCATGCGAAAGCATTTGCCCTCCTCCAGATAAGGCTGGATCTGCCGACCGATAGCGGTGAAGTTACCGCGATGTAATTTGATGCCATCTTGTGGGAGATTCACGCTTCACCTCCGCAGAGGTCAAACGCTGGATACAATATATCGCAGGTGCATTTCTGCATCTGTGGAGGGAGAAGAGAGTTTGGATTGTGTGTGCGCATAAACGTCCCCGTTTAGCGCAGAAGTCACCGGAGTTGTTCAGGCTCCGATGACATGATTATGGCGAGTTGATTATCGCAAATCAAAGGTTTTAATTGTGCTTTATTCCTTCAAGCGTTGCCTTCATACCAACCAAAGAAATGTTTAGCTCTCCAACTTTCTCAGGGCTATATAATTCAGAATGAAGCCAATATTCTGATTTATCTAAACATCTTTTAGCCAGCTCTCGATCAAAGTCTACGACTTGGGAAGACGCTTCATACCAAAGTCTATAAAGTTTTTCTTCTTCGTTTGGGTTATTAGGCTCACCACGTTTTAATTTTTCAGTATATAAAATTGTTGAATAAATCGCAGGAGTTAATCCAGTGATTGCCCTCTGCCGCAGATCGGATTTGTTTGTTATCCACCCCAACAGACGATCTCCCATCCATGTGATAATTGTATCCATGCTTTAGCCCTTCTTAGTAAATAGTGTGTAGGGCGACTGAAGGACCGAGTTTATGCTTTTTCGCATTGCTTTCAGTTAGTACACCGGTATCGCACCGGAAACAATCCTACGGCAAATTGGTTGTCTGACCTCTCGGTTTTTCGTGCATTAACCGATACCCACTACAGTCTCGGCGAAAGCTGCACACCCCCAGGGTGTACTGGTAGCACTCGGCACAGCCTAGCACGCCACTTTCTTCTCACTATCCAGTCTAATTTTATCCCCTAGTCAGACACTCAGATGTAGTGCTCCGCAGCGGCATGCGGGGGAATACAAAAACTCGGACAAAATTGGGCCCTCCTTTTTGAATCACTCGCGGGGATGTAGTTATTAATACATGGAAAAAGATCTGTTTTCAAATCCAACATTATATGGTTTCAATACCACGGGGTGGCTATGTGTTTCTCATTGTTAATTGGAATCTACTGTAATCGATCCGAACGTAAATGCGGCAAAACTCGACTCCACTTATCATCCTGCCACGGCCGGAATTTTACATGTGCCGTTTCTCTGGCAAGGATTGCCTGTGCCTTATTGAGTATCTGGGGATATTCTTGCTCGATAGAAGTGAAGCGACCAGCTTCACGATGCTCCGCAACCTGAAGAAGAGGAGTAACGTTCTGGTAGGTAATTAACATCACATTCCCTGCTCGCCATAACCAGGCGAGTGTGCAAAGTTCGTTATCAGTGAATTGTTTTGTGATTGGGTATTGTTGAACTGCTAGAACGAGAACGCCAGCATCCATTGGCAGTCTCTATAGTAAAACCATAGCTCAGGACGCTTCGTTCAGGATAGATAATTTTATTGTACTTACCTAACTTTCTTACTATAGCACGGTTGAAAAAGTGATTATTACTCAAAAATAAACCTCACCATCAACCATATATTTGAGAGTACTTATCGCCTGCTGGGCGGATATTGTTTTCATTAAAGGATAGTGTTTAAAAACAATGCCATTCATAAAATAGATATCACAGGTTTTATTATCTGTATTGATTATGATTTTTTCGAATGTTTTATAGGCAAGTGTACGACATAGCTCTCGCCCATTTTTACTGGTTAAGTCAATAGCATGAAAATCACCAAGTGAACTCACCGCTTTACTCTTCAAAGTTTTTAATGATACAGAAGCCCTTCGTAATTCCTTATCTAATACTCTGATTTTTTCTGCTATAGCGGTAACTTCAGGCGCAACAGATAATGCAGCAATTAAATTATTAATTTTCATCTGGAGCTCAATAATTTTCAACTCTAAAGTTTCATTAGCATCTTTCTTGTTTTCAACTGGTTGGATTTTACTACAATTAAAAAGCAACTCATTAATGATATTATAATCAACCAAATCTCTCTTTATTGATGGCCTGTCACATCGATGCAGTCTTCTCATCGGACAAACATAATAGCCATGCAAACTTCCAGATACCGCATGAACAATCATGGTATTACCACAAGCCTCGCACTTCATAACTGTTCGAAGTAGATTTATCAACATAGGATTTTTGCTACTATTGCTAATACCAAAAGGTGCCAACCGAATTTCCTGTACAGCGTAAAACAAATCATCTGATATGACTCTGGGATAATAGCCAGCGATTTCACTTATTCCTTTACCTCTTGCACGATATGAAGGTACGCATATACCTATCAGAGCTTTATTCGCTAATAATTTTTCAATTACAGAAGGTCCCCATGCACTTTCTTTTCCTGAGAAATTCTTTACAGCATGATCATTTAAATACTTGGCTATTGCATTCAATGAGCGCCTTTCCATCCTGAGTTTAAAAATTAGCTCAATAGTTTTCACCCTGTCGGGGTCTGGAACAAAAGCCGTTCTTTTGTCATCTAAGGAGAGCCATCTCGGACAAGACGCCGTCATAATCGTACCTGATTCCAGTGCATCCTGCCGTTTTTTCTTCCATGATAATTTAACCCGACTTGACTTTATCTCGCTTTCTTCATTTGCCCTTTGTGCTATAAGTATGGCTTTTATTAATGAATATGGCTCATTCAAAGAGTCAATATTATAGACTGTATTGTCGCAAAGAGTTATAACATCAATACCGTGATTCAAAATCAATTTCAGACGTTCAATCGCTTCACCGACTTTTTCTCTTGAAAGTCTGTCCAGACTTTCAACTAACAATGTAGTTCCTGGCAATATATAACCATGCTCTATAGCATCTAAAAATTCCGAAAAAGCTCCTGATTGTGCATGCTTTCCTTTGAATGCACTTAATCCTAAATCTTCATATGTTATGGTATCAAGATAATAATCACTATTTACCTTTAACCATTCAGCAATAAGTCTTCTCTGTCGGTTTAATGAGTCGCCAGACATCTGACCTGGTGATGAAAATCGCATATATGCTATGGCTTTTTTCATGGTGACACCTGCTAACGTATGCTTTTATAAACCTTAGTGGTGGGATATAATTTTTGTTTAATTTTTATTTAAAAAGACAATTAAGGTCACATTATCTTGAATATACAACAATAATCGTATTGCAATTTTCTTACGCCATAATCTTGAAAGCACAAAAGAATACATAAAAAAATAAAGACATTAACAAAAAGCATAAAACGAGGCTCATATAAATATAAGAGCCTCCATATTTTAGTCGTTTAGAAACAAATTATTTTTAATGTGGTGTGCTTCGTGACAATAAATTAATAACCAACACACCGGCACAAATCAACATCATGCCTATAATGGCTGGCAGGTCCAGCCGTTGGCCGAAAAGTCCCCATGACAGTAAGCTAATCAGGACAATACCGACTCCTGACCAGATAGCATAAGCAATCCCTGTAGGAATATAAGCCAGCGTCTGAGCTAATAACCAGAATGATGCACAATAACAAATAATTGTACCAACAGATGGCCATAACCGTGTAAAACCTTCTGAAAACTTCATTAAGGTTGTACCAATGACCTCTGCAAGTATTGCACCACCAAGATAAATATAAGGGTTCATAGAATATTCTTTCCTGTTCAAACTGGAGAGAATTGTACTACAGTTTGAACTCAACTCACCTGTTTCATCATTGTGTACCCATTGATGTTCTTTTATATACCCTCAATACCCGTTTCATCGCGGCACTCTGGCGACACTCCTTAAAAATCAGATTCGTGCTCACCTTTCCTTCCCGTTCTTCTCTGGTAGCAAACCGGTAATACACCGTTCGCCAGACCTTACCTTCGATAGCCAGAAGACCTGCCCGTGCCATTTTAGCCGCAGCCTGATTTATGCTGGTTACCGTTGCGCCTGTTACCGCGGCAACGTCCTGCGCACAGAATTTCTTATGAGTCCCCAGGTAATGAATAATTGCCTCTTTGCCCGTCATACCCTTGCTCCTTTCAGCCCAAACTTAGCTTTGATTTCTGCGATCTTCGCCAGAGCCTGTGCACGATTTAGAGGTCTACCGCCCATGACAGGAAGTTGTTTTACTGGTTCAGGTATAGCCTCACCACGGTTAATTCGTGCGGTCATACAGGACAGTTCATCGGCAGCCTTGCGCCGTAATTCCGCGTCAGTCAACGCATTGGCCCGCATGTTCTGATACAGGTTGGTAACCAGCCAGTAGTGCGCGTTTGATTTCCACGGATAAGACTCTGCATCCGGATACAGCCCGCGCTTCCGGCAATACTCGTAAACCATATCAACCAGCTCGCTGGCGTTTGGCAGCCCGGCGGTAACGGATGCTTCTTCCCGGCACCAGGCGACAAACTGCCCGGGTGATGGCAGGAATGGTCGATTCTGCCGACGGGCTACGCGCATTCCAGCGTTAACCTGTTCCATTGTGGTGATCCCGTTTTCCCGAAAAGCCAGCACCCACTGGCGGCGGATTTCGTTCAGTTCATTCTGGTCACGGTTAGCCAGGCTCGCCGGGAAAGTTGCCAGTAACTGGCTGAACACACCGTTGATGATCTGCGCTACCTGCTGTACCTGCGGCTTTTCGTCGTACTGTTCCGGCATGTTGTTGGCGATCCGACGCATCTGCTCACGGTCAAAGTTAACCATCTGTGCGGCGATGTTTTTCATAAATCCACCCCGTAAATCCAGTCAGTGTTTGTCAGGTCGAGTTTTGGTTTGCTGGCTATCATGCCTGCCTGTTGCTTGTTACGGTTGATTTCGAGTTGGGTCCACTTGTCGCGGAGTTTGGCCGGACTTAGCACGTTACCGGACCAGAAGTTGTCCTGGCATGCCCAGCGGAAAAGCACGCACATGTCGCGGTGGTTACGTCCGTCACGTTCACGCATCAGGCGGATATCGTTAGCCCACCCTGCAAAATTCGGTTTTCTGGCTGATGGTGCGATGGTCTTCACCATGTCAAACATCCACTCTGCGGCGGTCAGGTCTTCTGCTGTCCCCCACTTGCTGCCGCTCTGAATTGCAGCATCTGGTTTCACCACAGGAAGATCGTTTTCTGGTTGGTCAGAGGATTCGCCAGAATTCTCGGACGAAAAAGGTTTTATATTGTCTTTTGTTAGTTTGTCTTTTGTGTTTACCTGATTCGGGTAAACGCCTTTACCTGATTTGGGTAAACTTTTCTTACCTGATTCAGGTAAATTTACCTCTTTCAGGTAAACTTTATTTTTCTTACCTGATTCGGGTAATGTTGACCATTCACTGACCACATTATTAATACCGATATTCCGCCCGCTCTGAATCAAAATCCCACGCTTTACCAGAACACTTTTTGCAGCAGAACACTTGTGCGGTAATATCCCGGTCAATCCGGACAGTTGCTCGTTGCTCACCCAATCCAGTTTTTTATTAAAGCCATATGTTTTGCGCATGACAGCCAGGAAGACCAGAAGCTGGTGCTGTGTTAATCCGGCCAGCATCACAGCTTCCAGCAACTCATTTGCAATGCGCGTATAACCATCATCGAGATCTGCCACGCGCGGCTCCTTTTGTGCCGCATCCGGCACTGGAAAATTGAATATCTCAGCAGTGTTTGCCATAATTCCTCCCGCAATGAGTGTGTTACGATTTGCACCTGAAAGTCGGTTCTGTTCCAGCAGACCGGCTTTCGCCATTTCTGAACCTGTCATATCGCCCCCAGCATGGTAGTAACCATCGCCATCAATGGACCAGCCAGATCTGGGTCCACACGAAACATCGATACAATACCTTCACTAATTTCCTTCAGTTTCTGGTGGCGTGGTGCGTTGAGAATGACAGCCTGTTTTGCCTCACTGAGTTCCTTTTCCATTTCAGCCAACCTGGCCATGAAGCTATCCTGCTCAACCAGGTAACCGCGATATTCCAGCGGTAGTACCGCCAGAATTGCCGGGGTCAGTTCACGCACGTTATTTCGGTATTTTTCAGAATCGAATTTGTTATCGAGGAAGCGGAACAGCTTCTGGCGTGCACGGCTGACATCATCAGGGAAATCGATGGTGCCGCCGCCCTGCTCCCGATACTCATTCACAATGAGTGTGGCAACGACATCCTGATTATCTACAGCCGACCAGGCGCGGACGGCATCACGGATTTTTTCGTGGCCTGGCACCTGTTTTGTTTGAGAACGATTTATCACCGCAGTCGGGCTAAATCCGCTAGTCTGTTGGTATGGAAGTGGTTGCATAATTGACTCCTTTAGTTTGAATTGACTGTTAAGTTGATTGCTTATTGTTAAAGAGCGTGAAATGGAAATTTAAGCTGCGTTCTTTTCGGTGTGTGGAAACAACTTCGGAAGATCCGGGCGAATCTGGTATGCCTTCACTACTCCACCAGTAGCCGTAACAATGCTGCCGACATGTTCAGGGGATACCTTTGCTTTGTTGTGAAGCCACTTATAGACGGCCTGCTGTGAAACTTCGCAAGCAGCGCCCAGTTTCTTTTGTGAACCAACGATATTGATCGCTGTTTTGATAGCTGGGTTCATAACAACCTCCGTGGTTAATTTGAATCAAGATTAAAACTATGGTTGTTTTTAGTCAACAACCATTTTCGTTTGATGGAATAAAACCTTGGTTGTACATTTGGACTATGAAAACAACACTCTCAGAAAGACTTAAAGAAGCCAGATTAGCGCGAGGCCTTACACAAAAGGCGCTTGGGGATTTGGTCGGGGTTAGCCAGGCTGCTATTCAGAAAATCGAAACAGGGAAAGCTAATCAAACAACTAAAATCGTGGAGATCGCGAACGCTTTGGGTGTGCGCGCAGAATGGTTATCTTCTGGCGTTGGAAATATGTCAGACAGTACAGTGCAACCAATACAATCAACTGTCAGCCATTCCAAATACTTCAAGATTGACGTTCTTGATATAGAAGTCAGTGCTGGGCCGGGAGTCATCAACCGTGAGTTTGTAGAAGTTCTACGCTCGGTTGAGTACTCGTTTGACGATGCTCGTCACATGTTCGATGGTAGGAAGGCGGAAAATATCCGCATCATTAACGTGCGTGGTGACAGCATGTCAGGAACGATCGAACCAGGTGATCTGCTGTTCGTTGATATCACAGTTAAATCTTTCGACGGTGATGGTATCTATGCGTTTCTGTACGACGACACAGCCCATGTAAAGCGCCTGCAAATGATGAAGGATAAGCTGCTGGTCATCTCTGATAACAAAAGCTACTCACCGTGGGACCCGATCGAGAAAGACGAGATGAACCGGGTGTTCATCTTCGGTAAGGTTATTGGGAGCATGCCGCAGACATATAGGAAGCATGGGTAGTACCAATTAAAAATTATCAACTGGGCATTGTGCTCATTCAGTAAAGAACTAATTCCTATCTTTGCTCTAGGTAGTAATATTAAGCCACCGCAATAATATCTTTACCTAACGGCGTAAGAATCCCGGTCACCGTGCCGGGTTTTCTTTTGCCCTCCCCTCATCACACACACCGTTAAAAAAACCACCATAACCTCGCTTCAGTTATCGCTATGCGATTCAAGTCACAAAATAAATCCATCCTAAATACAACCAGTTATATCTAAAACAACCAATAAAACAACTTTTGTTGTTGACGATAAAACAACTATAGTTTTAAATAAGTTCATCGCAACAACACAACGATACGGCAACTACCTGATTCACCGTTGCGATGACCGCTTAGATCCGCAGTTTGAATTTCAGCAGGCTTCGGGGAGTGCGAGGGGTGAAACGGACGCGTGAACGTCGGTGTGACCAGCTGAAATTAACTCAACATTTCATACCTCAGTCGCTTCAACGAGGCGGCTTAGTTATGACAACCGGCGGCCATCCACCGCCTGAATATGCGCAGAAGTCTCTATATGTTCAGCAGCCCAGCTTACGGGCGGAGTTTTTATGGTTCATCAACATTACGGAACACAGACCGTTAATCGCGGCGCGGTCATGCCAGGAATGCTGGTCAAACACAAAGATGGTACCTGGACTGCATCAGCTAATTTACGCGGACGGCTTTATCTGCATCGCGGCATCGAGCGCACTTATACCAGTGATTTGCTCGTGGAAGTTTTTCTCGACGGACGCGGTAACGGCCTGAATCACTAACCCCCCTTTCCTGTTTTCCTAATCAGCCTGGCATTTCGCGGGCGATATTTTCACAGCCATTTTCAGGAGTTCAGCCATGAACGCTTATTACATTCAGGATCGTCTTGAGGCTCAGAGCTGGGCGCGTCACTACCAGCAGCTCGCCCGTGAAGAGAAAGAGGCAGAACTGGCAGACGACATGGAAAAAGGTCTGCCCCAGCACCTGTTTGAATCACTCTGCATCGATCATTTACAACGCCACGGGGCCAGCAAAAAAGCCATTACCCGTGCGTTTGATGACGATGTTGAGTTTCAGGAGCGCATGGCAGAACACATCCGGTACATGGTTGAAACCATTGCTCACCACCAGGTTGATATTGATTCAGAGGTATAAAACGGATGAGTACAGCACTCGCAACGCTGGCTGGGAAGCTGGCTGAACGCGTCGGCATGGATTCTGTCGACCCACAGGAACTGATCACCACTCTTCGCCAGACGGCATTTAAAGGTGATGCCAGCGATGCGCAGTTCATCGCATTGCTGATCGTCGCCAACCAGTACGGCCTTAATCCGTGGACGAAAGAAATTTACGCCTTCCCTGACAAGCAGAACGGCATCGTTCCGGTGGTGGGCGTTGATGGCTGGCCCCGTATCATCAATGAAAACCAGCAGTTTGATGGCATGGACTTTGAGCAGGACAATGAATCCTGCACATGCCGGATTTACCGCAAGGACCGCAATCATCCGATCTGCGTTACCGAGTGGATGGATGAATGCCGCCGCGAACCATTCAAAACCCGCGAAGGCAGAGAAATCACGGGGCCGTGGCAGTCGCATCCCAAACGGATGTTACGGCATAAAGCCATGATTCAGTGTGCCCGTCTCGCCTTCGGATTTGCTGGTATCTATGACAAGGATGAAGCCGAGCGCATTGTCGAAAATACCGCATACACTGCAGAACGTCAGCCGGAACGCGACATCACTCCGGTTAACGATGAAACCATGCAGGAGATTAACACTCTGCTGATCGCCCTGGATAAAACATGGAATGACGACTTATTGCCGCTCTGTTCCCAGATATTTCGCCGCGACATTCGCGCATCGTCAGAACTGACACAGGCCGAAGCAGTGAAAGCTCTTGGTTTCCTGAAACAGAAAGCCACTGAGCAGAAGGTGGCAGCATGACACCGGACATTATCCTGCAGCGTACCGGGATCGACGTGAGAGCTGTCGAACAGGGGGATGATGCATGGCACAAATTACGGCTCGGCGTCATCACCGCTTCAGAAGTTCACAACGTGATAGCCAAGCCCCGCTCAGGAAAGAAGTGGCCTGACATGAAAATGTCCTACTTCCACACCCTGCTGGCTGAGGTTTGCACCGGTGTGGCTCCGGAAGTTAATGCTAAGGCGCTGGCATGGGGAAAACAGTACGAGAACGACGCCAGAACTCTGTTTGAATTCACTTCCGGCGTGAATGTTACTGAATCCCCGATCATCTATCGCGACGAAAGTATGCGCACCGCCTGCTCTCCCGATGGTTTATGCAGTGACGGCAATGGCCTTGAGCTGAAATGCCCGTTTACCTCCCGGGATTTCATGAAGTTCCGGCTCGGTGGTTTCGAGGCCATAAAGTCGGCTTACATGGCCCAGGTGCAGTACAGCATGTGGGTGACACGAAAAGATGCCTGGTACTTTGCCAACTATGACCCGCGTATGAAGCGTGAAGGACTGCATTATGTCGTGGTTGAGCGGGATGAAAAGTACATGGCGAGTTTTGACGAGATGGTGCCGGAGTTCATCGAAAAAATGGACGAGGCACTGGCTGAAATTGGTTTTGTATTTGGGGAGCAATGGCGATGACGCATCCTCACGATAATATCCGGGTAGGCGCGATCACTTTCGTCTACTCCGTTACAAAGCGAGGCTGGGTATTTCCCGGCCTTTCTGTTATCAGAAATCCACTGAAAGCACAGCGGCTGGCTGAGAAGATAAATAATAAACGGGAGGCGGTATGCACAAAGCATCTCCTGTTGAGTTAAGAACGAGTATTGAGATGGCACATAGCCTTGCTCAAATTGGAGTCAGGTTTGTGCCAATACCAGTAGAAACAGACGAAGAATTTCATACGTTAGCCACATCCCTTTCACAAAAGCTGGAAATGATGGTGGCGAAAGCAGAAGCAGATGAGAGAGACCAGGTATGACAACCACTGAATGCATTTTTCTGGCAGCGGGCTTCATATTCTGTGTGCTTATGCTTGCCGACATGGGGCTTGTTTAATGACACCTCAGCAAGAAAACGCCCTTCGCAGCATTGCCCGTCAGGCTAATTCTGAAATCAAAAAAAGCCAGACAGCAGTTTCCGGATAAAAACGTCGATGACATTTGCCGTAGCGTACTGAAGAAGCACCGCGAAACGGTAACGCTGATGGGATTCACACCAACTCATTTAAGCCTGGCGATCGGCATGTTAAACGGCGTCTTTAAGGAACGATGAACATGAAAAGCAAAATTATCAGGGAGCTACAGGCTCCTTTTTTATTGTTCGCATTCACCCTCAAGCGTATTAACCAACAGTTCAGGGATTAATGAAAGATGGCAGACATCATTGATTCAGCATCAGAAATCGAAGAATTACAGCGCAATACAGCAATAAAAATGCGTCGTCAGAACTACCAGACTGTATCCGCAACTCATTGTTGTGAGTGTGGCGATCCGATAGCTGAGCGAAGACGCCTGGCTGTTCAGGGTTGTCGGACTTGTGCAAGTTGCCAGGAGGAGATCGAACTTAAGAACAAACAATGGGGACTGTGATGGCCTCAAAGCAGCAAATTTCAACATCGTCCAACTGAGGTGTAAAAATGTTCAGAATCATTTTTCCTAACACCTGGTACGTCGACCACCACGGCACTCCCTGCAAAATCCTGCGTTCTACCCACAACAAAGTTCACTACATCCGAAAAGGCAGAACATGTATCGCCAGCATGTTCCGCTTTAATCATGACTTTGAACCTGTGAATAAAGCTGATGCAGATCGGATAGCAGAAGAGATCGAAACGGCAGAACACATTAAGAAGTTACGTGACATGCGTTCAAAAAGCAGAGGTAACCATGGAATCATACAGCCTCACACTCGATGAGGCCTGTCAGTTTCTTAAGATATCCAGACCAACCGCCACCAACTGGATACGAACAGGCCGCCTACAGGCAACACGTAAAGATCCAACCAAGCCAAAATCTCCTTACCTCACAACACGGCAAGCCTGCATTGCGGCGCTTCAGTCTCCGCTGCATACTGTCCAGGTGAGCGCGGGTGATGGCATAACAGAGGAAAGAAAATGTCACTCTTCCGCAGAAATGAAATATGGTATGCCTCGTATTCGCTCCCGGGCGGGAAACGAATTAAGGAATCTCTTGGCACAAAGGACAAGCGGCAAGCTCAGGAGTTGCACGACAAGCGAAAAGCAGAACTCTGGCGAGTAGAAAAGCTAGGGGATTTACCTGATGTCACTTTTGAAGAGGCCTGCCTAAGATGGCTTGAGGAAAAAGCTGATAAAAAATCTCTCGATTCAGATAAAAGCCGGATTGAGTTCTGGCTTGAACATTTTGAGGGTATAAGGCTTAAAGATATCTCGGAGGCAAAGATTTACTCTGCTGTAAGCAGAATGCATAACAGAAAGACGAAAGAAATATGGAAACAGAAAGTTCAGGCCGCCATCAGGAAAGGTAAAGAACTGCCTGTTTATGAACCAAAGCCAGTATCAACTCAGACAAAGGCAAAGCATCTTGCCATGATAAAGGCCATTCTCCGTGCTGCAGAACGCGACTGGAAGTGGCTGGAAAAAGCGCCTGTCATCAAGATACCAGCGGTCAGAAACAAGCGAGTCAGATGGCTGGAAAAGGAGGAAGCAAAACGCCTTATTGATGAGTGCCCCGAACCACTGAAATCTGTCGTCAAGTTTGCGCTGGCAACTGGTCTGAGAAAGTCGAACATCATAAATCTGGAATGGCAACAAATCGACATGCAGCGACGAGTTGCCTGGGTGAATCCAGAAGAGAGCAAATCAAACCGCGCCATTGGTGTGGCGCTGAACGATACCGCCTGTAAAGTGTTGCGTGATCAAATAGGCAAGCATCACAAATGGGTGTTTGTACATACCAAGGCGGCTAAGCGAGCAGATGGAACATCAACGCCTGCGGTCAGGAAGATGCGCATCGACAGCAAGACATCATGGCTATCAGCTTGTCGTCGTGCAGGAATTGAAGATTTCCGTTTCCATGACCTCAGACACACCTGGGCAAGCTGGCTGATTCAGTCAGGCGTCCCATTATCAGTGCTTCAGGAAATGGGCGGATGGGAGTCCATAGAAATGGTTCGTAGGTATGCTCACCTTGCGCCTAATCATTTGACAGAGCATGCGAGGAAAATAGACGACATTTTTGGTGATAATGTCCCAAATATGTCCCACTCTGGAATTATGGAGGATATAAAGAAGGCGTAA